GTAGTAGATATGGACATTATTTGAAAGATATATGACTTATATAGAACTGATTAATTGGTTTTGGTCTCTTGACGAAGACTGGGAATTTACCTGCTGTGAAACGAGGCTTTATTTTTACTTGCTAAAAACAGCGAATCGTTTAGGCTGGGTGGATAGCTGGACGCGTAGTGATACAAAGGTATCATCTGACGTGGGAGTGTCGGTCAACTCAATGAAATCAGCACGTAACAGATTAGTTCAGGCGGGTCTTATCACATTCAAATCAGGCGGAAAAGGACAACGTGATAAAACAAGGTATCAGATTAGCTATCAAAATTTGACACCTAAAGTTGAACCTAAAGTAGAACCTAACCTTATACCTAACCATGAACCTAAAGTAGAACCTAAGCCCTTACAGTATAATGTACGCGCATTAGACAAAGATAAAGACAAAGATAATTATCTCTCTCCCCCGCGCGCGTATGAAGAAATTCCGACTGGGATTTTTGAAAGAGGGTTGGATGAGTGCTATGAAGAATTGAAGTCGAATAGTTCATGGATGGAAGCTGTCTGCATGAATACTCGTTTATGTGGGTATAAGGATTTCGCGCCTCCTGATTTTTATGATTATTTGGAGAAGTTCTTTATGAAGCTCCAAAACGAGGGAGAAACTGTTAAATCACCCCAAGATGCAAAATCGCATTTTGCCCGATGGCTGAAAATTGAACTTGAAAAACAACGGAACAATGGAAACAACAATAGGCGCAATTATACAGACAAACAGGAAGCTAACGCCTACGCTCTTAGCTTGCTACAACAACATAAGCGAGACCTCGAAGAAGGCTTGGCTGACCAAATGGAAAGACCGTTCTGAGGTTGAAAGAGTATTTTCACCGGTCCAGTGGGGATATGCCCTTCAAAACCCGGAAAGGGCTTATATGGCAGATTGCCCTTCACTGATGCAGTATGATGCGCTTTACGGCTGTGGCTCTTCCGAATACTGGATCGACATACAGGTGTCCGGCATATTCGGGGCTTCCAACAGCAAGGAAAAAGGCGTTGCCGACGGGATAAGAATCTTTTGCCAATCCTTTGCCTCACAGGCCAAGGCTTACAAGCTTTCCGAACTGATGCTGTTTTTCGCACGCTACAAGGCCGGGAAGTATGACAATTCATTCGCGTCTTTCGATGCCAGAAGAATAGGCAATGCTTTCTTCAAGGAGTTCAATTCCGAAAGGAATTATGAGCTGGACGCGATAAACCGAAAAAGGGTGCAGGATGAAATAGAGAACAGAAAATTTATTCCACCTGAAGGATATTCTTCTTTGACTTTGTACAACGAATTGAAACGTCGGGCGGAATCCGGGGACGAGGAAGCCGTGAAAATACTGACAGTATGGCAAAGAAAGTCAAACCGGAATCCGTATATGTAAAATGCCGGAATTGCAAGAATGCTTCGAACTTCGGGGACAATTCTGCGTATTGTAAGGCTAAAGGACATAGAGTGTGTGCCTGTGACAGATATGGGCAAATATGCAATAGTTTTCAAAAAAAAGAATTATAACGAGAAAGAGAAATCATGAATGTATTATCACTGTTTGATGGCATGGGTTGTGGATGGATTGCCTTGCGTGAGCTTGGCATTAAGGTTGACAGAGGATATTCCAGTGAGGTGGACAAATATGCGATAGCTCAAGTGAAACTGAATTTTCCCGAGGTAATCCATTTGGGAAGCGTTACAGACATTGATGTTTCCAAATTGGAACATATAGATCTGCTGATTGGCGGAAGTCCTTGCCAATCATTTAGTTTTGCCGGGAAACGTATAGGGATGTCAACAAAAGGGAATGAGGAGATATATACGCTTGAAAGATACATGGAGTTGAAGGGAAACGGCTTCCAATTTGAAGGACAGTCATATCTGTTTTGGGAATATATGCGTATTCTGACGGATATCCGTAAATATAATCCTGATGTGTTGTTCCTGCTGGAAAATGTGGAAATGGAGAAAAAATGGGAAAGTGTATTAAGTGAGGCTATCGGGTTACGTGGGGTGCATATTAATTCTGCGTTGGTTAGCGCACAGAACAGGCGTAGGATTTATTGGACGAATATCCGTGTAGGGCATGAAGGTCTGTTCGGATATCCTTATAGCGACATTCCGCAGCCTGCCGACCGAGGTGTTTTGCTGAAAGATATTTTGGAAAAAGAAGTGTGCAGGAAATATTTTTTGAGCAGAAAAATGGATTGGCTGAATATTCATAAGGAAAAACGGAATGTGGAAATAAGGTTGTTAGATGGCGATGACAAAAGCCATTGCCTGACGGCTTCGGGGCAGATCAAAGGGAATTTAAGCACGGATTATATCTGTGCATCCATGCGAGGGCGTGAATCAGCCTGTCTTACACCAAGAAGAACCGAATATGGTAAACAGATAAGAAAGGAATATGAAGCCGGACTTGTAAAGGAACAGAGAAAGAACATCCAACAGCTTGAACCTAGGGAAGATGGAAAAAACAATTGCCTTACAACCGTACAAAAGGATAATCTAGTGGTTGTTTCGGGAACGATACGTGGATTTGGAGGAGAACATTTCCGTGAAATAAAATCAGGCAAGTCATGTACATTGATGGCAAGGGCTAGAAATGACGGAAGCTCACAACCATGTGTCCGAATTAATACAGAAATTAGACGTCTTACCCCAACCGAATGTGCACGACTTCAAACTGTACCCAAATGGTATATATGGAATTGCAGTGACACTCAACAATACAAGATGCTTGGGAATGGGTGGACTGTAGAAGTTATCAAGCATATATTAAGTTTCATCAAAATAAAAGAATCATGAATACCGAAACGCTTATAAAGATACGTGAATGGGAAGCGGAACGCGACAGAAACCTGCGCATACACTGTCCTCTTGTAGCTGCCAAGTTCCAAAGATGGATTGACAGAGCGAAGAAAGAGGACGGAAACAAGAATACAAACAACAAGAAAGGGGGCAATCCATGAGAAATAAGCTGACCGTAAACGACCTCTCCGCGGATGTGGTGGAACGGATGAAAAAGATGATCAATGAGGACAGGCAGATGCTGAAGCTGAGGGAAAGGCACGCTTCCTTTCTCAGGTCACACCGCTATATGGAGGCAATGAAACTCAAACAGATGATGGACGGTATAGAAAAACGTGTCATAAACCAATACCTTTCCGAATATGAGGGGATGTCGGAATCCATGGATAATTTCATGCGTGAAATGTCGGAAGAGGACAGGGAAGAGATAAACGTCCTTACCAACAGTATCATCATGCTGTGCGATATGGTTGAGACCTTTACGATGGACTGTAACGAGATTTTAAAAAAGTATCATCCTGATTACCGTATAGAGATGTTTGACAGGGTTTCCGAATGCGGGAAAGCCGCCAAAGCTCAGGTGGACTTCATGTCAAAAAGCACGGATATGGTTTACCAGTGTGCCTTTGCCGAGGATGCGGACAAAATAACAGAGATGGTTAGGAACAAGGTCAAGGCTTTCATCAGAAAGCTGAAACGAAGGAAAAAGGCGGAACATGAAAACTGCTGACGGTTATCCTGTGGTATGTTACGGTGTAAAAGGTAAATACAATATACATCGCATCTGCCGCCGTTGTGCCATAACCGTAAATACGATTCGATTCCCGAAAAGCCATGCTACAGGCTTCATGGAATACACCTGTTGGGCAGAAGAGAATGCCCGATCTTTGAACAAAAAATTATCGCAATATCAAAATAACGAAAAATAAACAATATCATGGAACAGAAAATAAAGGCTTATAAAGCATTTGATAAGGATTTATCTTGTAGAGGATTTAAGTATAAGGTAGGTAAGGAGTATGAAGAAACAGGCGACATAAAGGCATGCGAGAAAGGTTTTCATGCGTGTCCTTATCCTCTGGATGTTTTTGGTTACTATGCGCCAGCCGGGTCAAGGTTTTGTGAGGTTGAACAGAGCGGTAAAATAGACGATTCAGAAAGCGACAAGGTTTGCTCTTCAAAAATTAGAATAGGTGCTGAGCTTGATATAAGGGGGCTTGTGAAAGCAGCTGTATCTTATGTCAAGGAACGGTGTACTAACGAGTATAATGCGGAACCGGGAAAACCTGCTATGACTGGTTATAGAGGTGTTGCCACGGCTGGTTATAGAGGTGTTGCCATGGCTGGTAATTGTGGTGCTGCCACGGCTGGTGATAGAGGTGCTGCCACGGCTGGTGATGGAGGTGCTGCCACGGCTGGTGATAGAGGTGCTGCCACGGCTGGTTATAGAGGTGTTGCCATGGCTGGTAATTGTGGTGCTGCCACGGCTGGTGATTGTGGTGCTGCCACGGCTGGTAATTATGGTGCTGCCACGGCTGGTGATGGAGGTGCTGCCACGGCTGGTGATAGAGGTGCTGCCACGGCAAGAGGGAAGGCTTCAACAGGATCTAATGGTTTGTCAGTAGCAAGAGGGAAAAATGTTCAGGTAAAAGGCGGAATAGGTGCAATTTTGGTCATAGCTGAGGAAAGGGAAGATACGTATGATATTGTCGATTGGAAGGCTGTAGTAGTTGATGGTGAGGTTGTCAAGGCTGATACATGGTATAGACTGGAAAACGGTGAGTTAGTGGAAGTTGATTAACAGTTGACTGATAGAGCAATTAGAATTTAATTGATAATAATTACCATTTACCTGACATCAGGAAAATGGTTCAAAACAAATCAGAAATGAATACAACCTTTGAAAAGTCAGCTAATACCACTGACGAATGGTACACGCCAAAGGAAATTATAGACGCATTGGGAAAGTTCGATTTAGATCCATGTGCTCCGGTTAACCCACTTTGGCAAACAGCAGAAATCATGTACAACAAGAATCAGGATGGCTTAACTAAAAAATGGATAGGCCGGGTTTGGCTAAATCCTCCTTATTCCCGTCCGCTTATAGAACAGTTTGTTAAGCGTTTGGCAGAGCATGGAAACGGAATTGCATTACTTTTCAACCGTTGCGATTCAAAGATGTTTCAAGATGTAATATTCGAGAAGGCAACAGCGATGAAGTTTCTACGTAACAGGATTCGTTTCTTTCGTCCAGATGGTACTCGCGGAGATTCTCCCGGTTGTGGCAGTATTCTCATCGCTTTTGGCGAAAACAATGCGGAAATATTAAAAAACTGTGATATAGCAGGTAAGTATGTTAGGATCAATTAGAATGACAAAAAAGATGAATAAGGAAGAATTTTTAAGCAAAAGATACGCCATTGATTTAAAGCTAAAAGAATTGAATGGAGAAAAGGAACAGCTGGAAAAGGAATACATTGAATCCAACCAAGGATTCCCTGTTGGAAGTAAGGTCTGTATAACGGTCCTTGCTCATGAAAGATATACTTTTTGGAACAATGAAAGGATATTGGTTCCCGAAGCGAAGAAGTTAGCCTATATCGCAGATTATGAGATTGATGACAACGGAGAGGTTGTCCCCTCTTTAAGAC